CACGGTGGCCGACGTCTTGGCCCGCCAGCGAGAGCAGGCCGAAGCACTGCCGGCGTCGTCTGTGGCTCTCCCCTGGGAGGCGTTCGGCAAGCAACTCCGCACGGACCCAGGCATCGCCTCGGCTCTCGCTGACCCGTTCACCGTCGCAGCCGTGGGGCTCACCAACCAATTCAACGTGGGCATCGGCCGCAAGACCATCGACGAGCGAGCCGAGCGGTGGGCTCGCGACTGGCAATCCGTTCTGGCGGTCGGCGTGATTGACACCGGCCGCGATGTGATGAAGCGATTGGGCGACTCGCCAGATCCTGGCGAGAAGGTAGCCGCCTTTGACCGGCTGTTCGGCGTCAAGCGTGCCAACGTCATCGGCGTTACCGAGACCACACGAGCCGTTTCGTGGGGTGAAGTGGCAGCGGCCGGGCTGGTCGAGGCGGCTATTTCCATGCGGCTGGAGCCGGAATGGGAAGCGGAGGGCGACGGCAGTACGTGCCCGGTCTGCAATCGTCTCGACGGCGAGGGCCGAGCAACGTGGTGGCCCCGGTTTCCGTTCGGTCCTCCCGGGCCGCACTCCGGTTGCCGGTGCCGTTTCCGCTGGAAGATTCGCGGCCCGATTGGGGCCAAGGGATAGGAGTAGAGCATCATGGCGAAGTCAAAGCAGACCAAGACCGATGGCGTGGAACTACGAGAGGGAATCGACCTCTCTGAATCCAAGGTGGACCGTGAGCGGGGCATTGTTCCCAACGTCAAGATCCTCGGATTCAAGTCCCGCAATCCGCAGGACTACACGCCCGACGCCTTGCGCAAGGCCGTGGGATTGTACGAGGGGATCAGCGTCAATTTCGACCACAGCCGCGCGCCGGTTGGTCCTGACGGCGGGCCGCCAGATCGCTCCTACCGTGATCGATTTGGTCGTCTCAAGAACGTGCGTTTCGTGGAGAACGACGGGCTGCGGGGCGACCTCCACTACAACCCCAAGCACGCACTGGCCGAGCAGTTCGCGTGGGACGTCGAGAACGACCCTCGGAACGTCGGCTTTTCCCATCGTGCCTACGGCCTGGGGCGTCATGTCGGAAGTCGTTACCTCGTCGAAGAAATTGCCGTCGTCCGTTCTGTGGACTTGGTTGCAGACCCGGCCACCACGCGCGGCCTGTTTGAAAGTTACCAACCCGAACATAAGGAGCCTGTTGTGAGCAAGACACTCAAGGAAATCCTCGAATCCCACAAGACCGACTACAGGGCCTCGCAGCTTCTGTTGCTGGTCGAGGAAGACATGGGCGGCCTGCCCGTGGATCTGCCGGCGGCCGACGGCGGAGAATTGTCTGCTGAAGAGCAAGTAGCGGCGGCGTTCGAGGCCATGCTGGTTGCCATTTGGCGAGACAAATCGCTGGATGTTGCAGCTAAGAAAAAGAAGATCAACGACCTATTCGCCACCCAAGAGAAGTTGACTTCAAAGGACGCCGAGGCGGCCAAGGAAGAGAAGAAGCCCGAGGGTGCCGACGCCACCGAGAGCCTGCAAAACGAACTGGCCGACCTGCGGGCCAAGACGGCGAAGCTCGAAGGCGAGCAGGCGGCCTATCGTCTCCTCCAGGAATCGCACCTGCCGGCCAATCCCACCTGGGCCGAGGCCATTGCTTTGCTGCCCGAGGGCAAGCGCAAGGCGTTCGTCGAGAGCATCCCCAAGGACGGATTTGCCGATCCGCGGTCTGGCATACCGCTGAGCGAGAGCGACAAGAGCGGCGGGAAGCCGGCCGAGCTACCCAAGACGACCGACGAATTCGTGAGCGCCATCACCAACTGAGCCATCGGGAGCCGCCGTGTCCCAGCCGATCGTGTTCATGTTCATGCCGACAGGCAATCACTGCCTCGATATGGAAGCGGCTCAACGCTTCCACCTGGAAGCTACGCGCGAGTATCAGGCCGTGTGCGTTCCCCGTAGCGATTCGGCTCTCGGCAAGAACTTCAACAACGGCTGGGTGATGGCTCTCGATGCGCGGCAGCAAGGCTTCACGCATTACGTGATGCAGCACAACGACGTGATCCCGTGCAAGTGGTTCGTGGACATTCTCATGCGAGAACTGGAAACCACGAAGGCGGACATCGTGTCGGCCGCGGTGGACATTAAGACGCGGCAACGCATCCTGTCTACCGCCGTGGGTCGCCCGGACGACAAGTGGGACTGGCGGCGGACGACGGCCCGCGAGATGGCCAAATTGCCGGAGACGTTCACGGCCGCGGATCTGCCGGCCTCGCTCACGCGCGGCGGTCGGACGTGGCTGTTGGCTAATACGGGCTGTTGGATTTGCGATCTACGAAACCCGCTTTGGGAACGACTCAAGCCGGATGGCTCGATGTTTTTCGACTTCTCGCAAGAGGATCGAATCACGTTCACGCCGGACGGCAAGCGATGCGTCGAAATGCTGCCGGAAGATTACCGGTTCTCTCGGCTGATTCAAGAGGCCGGCGGGACCGTTGCCGTTACTCAGAAACTGCACGTCCGCCATCGGGGCGTGACGGACTTCCCGGGCGACCCCGTGGACGAAGCGGAGATCGACTTGGAAGGCATCAACTTTCACAACGCCCGCAAGGGCCTTCAACAGGAGACATGAAACCATGTCGAAGCTTTTGGAACTGCCGGAAGGCCTTGAGCGCCGGCGACAGTATGACCGCTTCTGGGACTTCACCGACCAGCCCGACACGTTTGCCTTGCCTTTGGCGGCAGTGAGCGCTGGGCCGAACGCCGGCGACGATGTGGCGGCAACCCTCGTGGGGATCGTGCCGCGGGCCAGCCGAATCGTGGGTGGCTACATTTGCGTGTCAGCCAACAGCGCCGGAATCGACGCCAACAACACGTCGGCTTGGGTGGTTGCGGTTGGCGGCTCGACGGCTATCAGCAAGACGGCCACAGCCGACCTGGTGGAGAATACGCCCGTCGCTCTCGCCGCTCCTGCGTTGCCCGACGCGGCGGCCGGTGCAGCCGTGACGCTGGCCATCACCAACGGCACCACGGCGGACCTCAATTCCGCGACCTGCTACGCGGCGCTGACCCTCGCCGACAAGGCGTCCTTCCCGGCTCCGGGCCTGAAGGTCATCGCCAGTAACGCGGGCACCGTGACGATCAGCGATGGCGTCAAAGGGATCTGCGCCCTCAGCCCGGGAGCAGCGGACAATGACGAAATCTACCTCTGCACGGCCACGGAGATTTTCAAGTTCGCCGACCAGAAACCGGCCGTTGCCGAGTTCCTGATTCAGTGGACCGAGGCCAACACGGACGACGCCAATGTCATCTGTGGGTTCAAGGACGCGGTAGCCGCTGACTCGATCCTGGATGACGGAGCCGGCCCGGCCGCAAGCTACTCCGGGGCCGTGTTCTTCAAGGTCGACGGCGCGACCACGTGGAACGTCGAGACCAGTGTGGGCAGCACGCAACTCACCAAGACGCTGACTGCCGACGTGTCGTTGGACAAGACGCTACACAGTTCGTCCAGTTCGAGCTACCAGATCCTGCGCGTCGAGATTCATCCCTTCTCGACTACTCAGGTTCGCGTGGAGTTCTACATCGGCACGCTCGCCAACGCGGGTGACTGGAGCATGATCCACGTAGCCACGAACTACGTGACATTCAGTGGAGCGACCGAAATGCAGGCGTTCTGCGGGATCAAGAACGGAGCAGCCAACGCCGAGACGCTCAACATCGACCTTCTCGGCTGCGGGCAGTTGCGATAGTCCGGGACGAACCCGGGACGAACCAAGAACCTCAACCAATCCGAAACCAACGAGACCATGAGACTTTAGAACGCGGGACCGGCGGGCCTTCCGCCGGAACCAACAGAGGCTGAAGCGGGAGTAGCTACCCGCGAGAAGCCACAACCTTCGCTGCCTGTTGTGGGGGCCGCGCGGGAGACCGTTCGGTCCCCCGTTCGTTTCTACAGGAGCGAAAAACAATGCGTGCGACGATCAACTACAGGGAACTTCAGAGCATGTACCGCGCTGCACGCAAGCAGCACGGCAAGCTCGGAGGCTCGCGGCAGATGGTGCGGTTTTTGTCGGAGTCCATCTCCGGCAAAAAGATGGCGCCCTCTGATTTCTCGATCAAGGATCTGGCGGAAGCCCTGATCTTCGACCACAACGGCGAACCCGTGGGCCGCGAGTGGGTCCATGACCTGAACCCTCTCCGGGCGGACGGCGTGAGTCTGGCCGAGGCCGCCAACGCCGTGGACATCTCGGCGTTCTCCAACATCACGCAGCAGATCGTGTCCGCCCAGGTGATGGAAGGTTACGAGCAGGCCGCGTTCGTGATCTCCGGGCTAGTGCGCACGATTCCCACCCGGCTCGACGGCGAGAAGATCCCCGGCATGGGAAAGCTTGGGGCTTCGGACATTGAAAAAATCCAGCCCGGGATGCCATACCCGACCGCTGGAGTCGGCGAGGATTGGCAACAGACGCCTAGCACGACCAAGAGCGGTGTGATTGTTCCGGTCACCAAGGAAGCGGTGTTCTTCGACCAAACGAACCAGGTTCTGGACCGCGCTCGTGGCGTTGGAGAAGCGCTGGGGCTGGACAAGGAGAAGCGGCTCTGCGACCTCGTGATCGGCCAGACGCGCAACTACAACTGGCGTGGTGTCGCGTACGGAACGTATTCCACCGATGGAACCAGCACGGCGCACGTGACCGGTGACACCGTTCTGGCCGGCGTCATCAACAAGCTGGCCAGCAACGAGTTGGTGGATTGGACCGACGTGGACGCGGCCGAGCAGTTGTTTGCCGCGATTCTCGATCCGAGCACGGGCGAGCCGGTCATCATCTCGGCCAAGCAAGTGGTCGTCATGCCGGCCTATACCCACGCCGCCCGTCGCGTGTTCAACGCAACCGAGATCCGGTACACGGCCACCTCGGCGGCAACGCAGACGATCATGTCGAACCCGCTGAGTGGCTACACGTGGTACGAGTCGGTCCACGCCTATCGTCGGCTGATCGCGGCCAGCGTTTCGGCGTCCGACGCCAAGAAGTACTGGTTCGTCGGCGATTTCGCCAAGGCATTCGCCTATATGGAGAATTGGCCGATCACGGTTGTCCAAGCGGACAGCAACTCGGAAGCCAACTTCAACCGCGACATCGTGGCCCAGTTCAAGGCCAGCGAGCGGGGCGTGGCAGCGGTCATGAATCCGCGTTACGTCGTCATGTGCACCGGCTGATAGGGGAACGAGCCATGCGGGTCTTGCGTCAGGCGCGGCCCGCTGGGGAGCCTTAGCCTTTCCCTTCCCAGCGGGTCGGCGTCCGACGATGAGCGCGAGGCGTTTTGTTGAGGTGACCGAATGACCTGGATCGACGACATCACGACGGCTCGTGACAGCGCGGCGGCGAACCTCAAAGCCGTGCTGGCATCGCCCAGGCCGAGCTACACGGTCGGCGAACAGACGTTTCAGTTCAACGAGTACCTAGCGGTACTGCGGGAAACAATCGCCTCGCTCACCACCATGATTGACGAGCAAACGGAAACGCCCTTTGAGATCACCTCGGAGGGCGTGCCGTGACCTTCGACTCTGATTTGATTGCCGCCGTTCAGACTGACCACCAATACGTGGTTGGCCTGGAAACGGTTACCTACACCGTCAAGGCGACCGGCGCCGCAACGACGACCGTCAAGGGCGTTCCGGTGGCCAGCGACATGGACGAGCCCGACGCGGTAGCCGTCAGCAAGGCGACCCGGCAAGCGTGGCTCTTGTGGTCCGACACGATGGGCACGATCACGCCTTCCCCGGGCGACACGATCACGGACACGGCTGGCGTGAAGTGGACGGTAGACAAGTACGACGGCCAGTCAATCGGGGCGGCTCAGGTGTACTTCCAATGCGAGTGCGTCAAACAGCGATAGGGTGAGTGGCCATGTACACGATCACGGGATACCGCGAAACGGCCGGCAATCGAGGGCTGGCCCCGTTTCTGTTTTCGACGGATGCGGATTCCCCCGAGGAAGCGTTGACGAAATGCAGCGTGGCGTTCGGCGCGTACGACGTGACCTCGGGTACGGCGGTATTCACGCCCGCTCAATTCGCAGACGTGCAGGTTACGTCGGATGAGCCCGACCAGATCCAGCCGTTCCTTGAGACTCCGCCTTTCGATGAAAAAGCCGGCCCGGTGCATTCGTCGGACATGGCGATTGCGGCCGAGCGAGATGGAGCCTGTCAGTGATTCAAACGGTTGACCAGTTCATCACCGACATGGAGCAGAAAGCCCGCCAAGGCTTGCCGACGAAGACGGCCTTTGACGCGGTGGCTCCGGTGCTGCGCAACGGCATTGATCGACACTTTCAACAGCGGGCCACTCCTGGCGGCAGTTCGTGGCCGCAGCGCAAGGACCGGAAGTCCCACCCGCTACTCGAAGAGACCGGCACGCTCCGCGCGGCGGCTACCACTAAGGACGCCATAGGTCACGTCGAACGACTCGAAGGCGACACGCTCACGCTGGGTGTTGACAAGACGATCGACGAAGGAGGGCTACCTGGGGCGGCCGTGCATCAATACGGCTACCCGCCCGGCAACATTCCGCAACGCCAGTATCTGGGATTCAGCGAAGAGACTACCGATCGGTCGGCGGACGCCGTTGCCGACAAGCTGGCGGAGGTGGCCTGATGGCGCGTAGCTCGATCCTCTATCAGGCGATGACGGCGGCCCAGACGAAGATTCAGGGCTTGAATCTGGACGTTCTGGAATCGACGGACGTGGTTCTCCAGAAGGTGTTAGTACAGCGCGAGGGTACGCCGCTGCCTTGCGTGATTCTCGCGCCTGGTCCGTCCGTGCCGCAAAGTCGCGGGACCAATCTCCGCGACGACTGGGTCCGCAATATCCAAGTGGGGATTTTTGCGGCCGACAACCAGGACGAGAGCACCACGAATCTTGACCGCTACCTGCTATGGCAGGAGCAGATCGAGCATGCCTTTGTCAGCCAGCCGCTGACGATCACGAGCACCACCTACGGCCACGTCTTGGAGTGCTCCATCGCGGCCCACAACAACCTCGACTTTCTCCAGTGGAATAACAACCTGTTGGTGACTGCCTTCTTTATTCAAGTCAAAACGCGGGAGCCCCGCACCTAATACACCGAACGCGAGGTATGAATCATGACCGCATCCGTCGCTTCCATGTTCCACCAGGCCAAACTGGGAACCGCCGACAGCACGCCGGCCACCGAACCCTTTGAGTACGTTTCCAACACCGTGGGCAAACGCGGCGAGATCGTTCGGCGGACCGGCACGCGCGGCACGCGCAGTCGTAACGCGGCCGACGCAGCGGCCGGCACCTACGTTGTGTCCGGCACACTGACCATCGAGCCGACGCCAGCCGACCTGACGATTTGGCTCCCGCGAATCCTTGGGGCCGCGGCAAATGGGACG